CCAGACCTATAGCTGTCTGTTGTATCATAACCCTCTCCTAAAACTTTTAATTTAGAAAGAGCGTCTTCATATCTTGCGGCATAAACCTGCATCAAGTCTGGTTCGCCTTTAAGGAAGGTGTAAGCCTCCACCAAGCACCCATATAGAAGGGTACTCTCTGCATTAGTCCCAAGCCAACTTGTACCACTAGCTGATGTTGTAATTGACGGCGGCTTATAAAAGTAATGAAGCTCTGCCGTAAAAGCAGTATCTGGAGTAGGGCCAACAATAAATGTCTCTGCGCTAAACAATCCGTAATACTTTGGGCTTCCTGTTACTGCCGCGTCAGGGTAAGCCTGCCTAATAAAATTAACATCTTTAAACAGCAGAAACTCGTAACCGCTATCATCTATAGCCAAAGAATATGGGGCCAGAAAATCTGAAGGGCAGTTTAGATACTTTGTCCCAACCGTCATTGTGCCTGTAGAGTTTCTTCTAAAATCAGGAAGCTGGGCAGACTTTAATATCCTGTCCTCTGCCTGACTGATGATTACAGGAAGATTACTAACGAAAGTTGTTTCAGTAGTTTCTAGATAATCTTGTATTGCGCTTTTTAAGGTTGTGAATGTCCAAGCCATTAGCTAGTTACCACCGTTACTGTTCCTAATTGAGATTCAATATCCAACCCTACCGTTACACTACCAAACGCTGTAACACCCCCACCTACCGGATTAAAGGCAAATAACTCTCTGCTCTCCTCTAGACTTCTATCTGGGCGAGGATTTCTTATTGCTTTAGGGTCATCAACCTTAACCTTGCCTAGCTGAAGTTGTGGCTGATCTTTATCAACGACATCTCTTCCCACTAAGAACCCAGTAGGTCTTTGGTTTACAATCTCTGGAACAAGGTCTTTTGTGTTGTACCGAAACCCTGTGAGGTCACAGAAACCAAAGGAATGCTTTCCACTCGCAAACCTACTCAAAACCTATACCCGCCCGGAGATATGTATAGAGAGGCTTTATCTCTGTCGCTATCTGCCGCTAAAGAAAACTGCTCCTCATACTCCGCTTTTAAAAANTGNGNNCTACNTNNNGNATCAGGNNACTTNGTNCTTANTTGATAAGCTANACCNGAAACNANGCAAGGNAAAAANCTTGCNGGTACATCCATGTTAAGAGATGCTGGCTTTCCAGCGTCCTCTATTCTTTCCATGTAGTAGTAGCCNAACGTATATGTCGCCTGACTGTCGGGAGAAGGCCAAACATGAAGAGTGACTCCTGTTGGCTTACTCTCTATGTAATACTGAAGAGGCTTGCTTTGAGTTAGCTTGTTTGACAGTTGTGAGTAGTCACTAACAGAAACTCTTGTCATTGACTGGTCAAATTGACTTGATACGTTTCCGGGGTTAGTTCTAATAAACCCTTCAACTACATCTAAAACGTAGTCAGGCAGGTCATAAGCAGTCGTTCCCGCTGTTAGAGTTAAGGTTGCGTCTCTAACAGTCCAAAGGTTCAAGCCCCTGTTTTGCCATTCCAGCATTAGCAAGTTAAGGCTTCTTCTTGCGGTTTTGTAGTCGTAGCCGCTTCTTAACTCTCTGCCAGCCTTTTCAAAGGCTTCTTCCATTACGTCTGCTAGGTCAAGAGTAAATGTGTATGTTCCGCTAGTTGCCATTTCTATTTCCTTCTAGACTTAGCACCGGAGCATTTCCACCGCTTCCTAGATAAGTTGTTTGGCGTATTGGGGTCATTTTGTTTTTTCTTTGGCAATCTTTTCTTAATGCCTAAAGATCTGGCGCAATAACTATCCCCTTTAGATGTTCCGGGCTTAACTCTAGCACCGCCACCTTTAGCTTTGCCAGCCTGACCATAGCTAACCTTCTTGCCTGAAGAGGTTACCTTAACCTTTGCTTTTCCCTTTGATGGCTTGCTGTTAGCCATTACCTATGCCTCGCTGTTTTCTTGGCTACTTTTTTAGGCTGGGCAGAGTGCTGCTTACCTTTCTTAGTATCCTTTCTTTTCTTTCGAGTAGTTGCTGCATACTCTTTGTCAGACAAAGACTTAATTGCTTTAGAAGGAAGATATCTTTCGCCGGTTGCTTTTGAACCTTGCGTTGACGGCTTGCCAGACTTGGTTCGCCACTTTTGCTTAGTCCACTTCTTGAGGCTTTTCTGGGACTTTTTGAGAGCCATTAGTCTTTATACCCGCCACCCGACTTCTTATAGGCGGCAGCAAGCATTTGGGCTTTTCTGGCACTCCACTGACCTTTAGAACCACCTTTAGAGCCAGACTTAATCTGACTAAAAAGGCGTTTCCTTAAAGTCGGCTTTGTGTAATTACCAGCCTCATTAACTCTAGACTTAGCTTTTGGCTTTGCTTTAGCTTTTTTAGCAGCCATTAGCCGTAACTCTTTGAAACCTGCATAACGATGTTATACACATCTCCAGCGGAGTGGGCGACTGTTGTAAATTTGATATCACCTGTTTTACCGCTGCCAGAATTATTTGGAATCCCAGTAAAGTCGGTAAAGTCTAAAGTGTCTGCCCAGTCAGCATTAAGCTGCCAAGCTAAAACATCAGTAGTCGCGTCAAATAATATCTTTACGCCCATGCCTATAGTTGAGTAATAGATTTGCCTGATTGTAACACCAGAACAAGTCGCCCCTGTCATAGGGTCGCTGGACAATCCAGAAACATCTATTTTAGTTACTGCGCTTTCGCCTGTACCATCACTGACGTTGGTAAACCTGAATATAGCGGTTTTTGCGCCGTCCTGAATGGTTTGAGTGGCTACTGCATCAGCCATAGATCACCCCTTATGACGCTACGTCATAGCCTAGTATTGTGATAATCAACCTACCAGCGGTGTAATCAGCGTTAGTTGCTGCACCAGCAACCAAGTAAAGATACTGATCAGCGACGATAGTACCGCCTGCTGTTCTTGTACCCACGGCGGCATCACCACCATTGATAATCAAAGTTTCAGTCAAGCCGCTAATAGGGTCATTTTCTACACCTGTTGCTTCAGTAGCTGAGTAAAGGTCAATGTCTGGGTCACCGCCAGCAGGAGTCTCAAAACACTCCATAGTCACACCAAAAACAACACCAGTATTGGCTGTAGTAACACGGCCTATATAAGCTACTCCGGTGTCAGCGTCACCAATAATGTCGCCAGCAGCAGTAGATGCAAGGCCAGTAAGGTCAAGCATGATTGTTGTTTTTACAAGATTTACATTGGTAGAATTATCGCTCTTAAAACGCTCAACCTGAGTAATGTAAACCTCTGCCGTGCCTTCTATACCGGCTGCGGCTGCGGCTTCGGTAGCCATTTTGCTGCCACTGGTAATAGTGATAGCACCAGTAGCTGGATTTTTAGATACGGTTTCAAAGCCGTTTTCGGAACGGACTGGGCCGTTAAAAGTTGTATTCGCCATTTAAGTTCTCCTGTCGTGGCTAATGTCTAATGTTCCATGTGAAACATCAGTCAGGGAATAAAAAACAACCCCCGGCTTACACCGGAGGCTGTAGGTTGCTCTATGAAGAGCCGGGAGATCCGTAGATTCCCAAAGGATCAGATACGCCGAAGCTGTAACGCTCTCGCGCTTTGTAGCGCACGTTTCCAGTATCGAAGTCACCATCCATTGAAGTCTCAAGCGCAGTACGCTCAAAGTGCTTCATGCCGTTCGGAATATCAGTCATGATAAAGAACGCATTGTTATCAGTCAGGTAATGGTTAACAGCATAGCCGTCTGGGATAGCACCCATGTTGCGTATGGAGTTAATGTCATTATCCGCTGTACCTACTCGCTGAGTGGTTTCTAGCAATCTATCTGCTGTAAACATCAATGCGGGTGGAACAACCAGACGCTTAGGTCGAGCCGCAATCAAAAGACCGCGCTCATCAGTAAAGGCTGAGATATCAATAATCGCATTCTCTAAAGATGTTTCGTTAAGGTCTGCTGCTGTTGCAGGACGGTTACTATTAGTGCCGCCTGAAACGAGTGGGTGACCACCGCCTCCTGCTACACCATCACCTGCTGCTGTGAACAAGTTAACACCATCACCTGATTGAAAGGTATTGGTGAAACCGAAGTTCAAAGGGTTAACCGACTTAACTTGCTTGGTGTAAGCCATTGCCCGTGCCAAAGATTTTGTATAACGAGCAGAAAGAGAATCATAAAGATTATCCTCCATAGCTTCTTCCGTTATAGCAAAGCCCATAGCAATCGTTTCATGGTTGTACCGTGCTGTGAAGCTTTCTTGCGCTGAATCATAGTTGATTGCAGAACCTTCTTGCTTAACAGGGGCAGCACCAAAGCCGCTAAGTTTTACTTCTTCTTCAAAAGAACGATCAGAACTCTCTGTGTCATAGATAAGAGTGTGTTCGTCTTCATACTTCTCATACTCAAGACCAAACAAGGCGTTAAGGCCGGGGAGTAGCTCCTTGAGCATTTGTGCGCGTGAAATAGCCATTTCCTATTACTCCTTATACGCCAAGTTTAGTTTCGTAAGCGTGACTTAAAGGAAGATAGGTCACAATACAGTCAGTGAAGGCATCGCCTACAGTGCTGCTTGGGCCATCAACGAAATCAACGATACGAAGTGGAAGTGAATTAGTCGTAGCTATAGAGCCGCCATCTAAGGCGTTCCTGCTTCGACCGATTGAGGTTGAACCCGCAGTGTTTACCGCTGATACATTGTTTCCAAGGCCAGTTTGAGCTATAGCCTCGTCACCCTGCATAAGGAATAACAATTTAGGATCGTCGCAGACAAGAGCCACAATATCCGAAGCAACAGTTGATGCTGGATAATGCTGACTGAATGTCAGTTGACTTGTGGTGGGATCAGTAAATGAGCATCCCATAAAAATGCCGACAGTCCCAGCAACAACTGCTGTTGTGACGGCTGCTTTTTCTACAGTACCAGCGGCAACCAACTTAACAAAGTCGCCATAAAATATGGCGGTTCCGTAGTTGCTTGCAACCTTAATATGTCGAACTTTTCCTGAAAAAGAGCCTGACGCACTAAGAGTGTTAACTGGTTCTGCACCTGTTGGAGTTGCAGTAGTAGCCATGATTGGCCTCCTATTAACTTAGGAATTAATTATTAATTCCTGCCAAATGTTGTTCTCGTACTTCTTTCTGGTGTAAGCAAAGGCATACGAGGGTCATTTTCCCGGAGATAATTGTTATCGACAGATTCTATCTGATTAGCAGCCATTTTCTGAAAATGCTCAGTTCTTGACTTCATCTTTTCTGCTGGAGCTTTGCATAATAGCAATCCCCCAACTTCGATATTACCTACAAACTTAGAATTAATATCAGACTGCAACATCAGTTCTGGGTGATCGTCGGCCTTACAAGGCTCCCAACCCTCCCTCAACATCTTTGAAGTATGAGTTCCATCAGCTTGTCCCATGATACTCGTCCTGACCCAACGAAAAACCCACCCATCTTGAGGGGTAGGATCGGGCAATATAGAAGCAGGAGTCCATGAATCACTAGGTCGTGTTTCGTTATCTCTTTCGTTTGTTTCTCTTGGGGTGCGCTCAGTAGTCATTAATTTCTCCTGACTAGACGTATTTAGCATATTGCTGTTCAGTTAAACCTAGCTTCTTGGCGAGAGAACGCTGGGTTGGCGAAAGCTTCACTGTGCGAGGTTTGGCTCCATTATTTCTACTTGAGGGGGCCACCACCATCGAAGGTTGACTAGCAGTCGAAGTTCGCTCTTGTTGGGTATTCCCAACCTGCCAATCATGATCTGGAAACGCTCTTCTNACCGTTTCGTCAATTTGTCTAAAATATTCTTGAGAGTTTGGTTTAACTCCCTGTTTTACTAGAGANGCATGTTTGCCATAGGCAAGAGATGTCATCTCTTCATAACCGTCTTCCATAAACCAAGGATTGGAAGCCGCCCATTCCTCTGTCTCTGGGTCTGGTCTAGGGACAGCTTGCTGTTGCTGTTGCATTTGCTGCTGCTGTTGCTGCTGCTGCGCCCTAAGTTGTTGCTCGTATTGCTGTTGTTTTTGTTGCTGCTGCTGTTGACCTGCAAAATTCTGCTCATAACGTCCAGCTTCCGTTAACTCAGCGGTTGCTTTTGTTAATGCTTCTTGGGCAGATACCACATTATCAGTGTCTCCTTCCTCGTAAGCTTTCCTGTATTGCTCTTTTGCTTGGTTAACAGATAATGCGGCACGTTCTTTAACTTGACCGATTAAGGCTTCTTCGCCTCTCCCGATTAAAGACTCGTACTCTCTATTCTTTTCTGCCATCTGTTGAGCGACACGATAAGCCTCATCTCGCATTTGTTCAGCGTTTTCTGCTTTTCGGCGTTCTTCATGAGATTCGTAACGAAGCTTGTTAATTCGTTTTTGAACTCTTTTGCTATAGCCTTTAAGTTCTTCATCCCCAAAATCAGAGGAATCATCCTCCTCCTCGACAGGATCAGCAGAAACAACTTCTTCTTGCTCTTGGCTACCCCCTATCTTGGTTCGGACACCAAAGAACTTATCTTCTTCTGACATTGACAACTCTTGTTCGCTCATAGCTTGGCAATCCCCCTTGGATCTTCAACAACAGCTTCAACACTATCGTCGTTGATTAATCTAAACTCCTTTCCGTGAACTTTAAATCTTGTGCCGCTGTAAGAGCGCATCAAGATCCAGTCTCCTTTTTTGCAGAAAGGCCCAGATGG